CACGTGAAAATAACTTCTATAATAAACGTCTTGCTTATGCACAAAGACAAGCTATTAGACGTGAAAAGAAGGATTGGAAATCTAATATGACACAACGAGATGGCTACTCATATTAAATTTAGATTGAAAAACTTTAGTAAATCTGAAGAAGTTATTAGGTTTATAAAAACACCAGCTGGAATTATTTCTACTACAGCTCTTGGTGTATCTACTGCAAACCTAGCAACTAATGCGAGTAGACATAGAAGCGATCGTGCGTATCAAGATAAACAGATTAAGGCTATGGATAAACTTACCCGTTCTATTAATGGGTTAGATAATACTGTTAAGAAAGGTGGGATTAAAGAAGAAAATCCTAAGCCAAAATTTAGACCTAGAATATTATTATGATAGAATTCAGACAAAAACAATTTGGAATAGTTTCTAGTGTCAGAAATGGAGCTGCTATTGGTGCAACGGTCGGAACCCTAGCAACCAAACTCCCAATTATCAAGAATCTCCCAATCTTTAAGAAAAAAGATGATAATTGGAAAACAGAACTTTCAATTATTGGAGGAGGTACTATTATTGGTGCAGGTTTAGGGCTACTCGTTGGATTAACTAAAGATATTTCCACGAGAGTAAATAGAGCTACTACCGTGGATGCTAGATTAATGCAGGGTGTAATCGAAAACCTAAAGAAAGATGGATTTAAAGAGGGAATCGATTATACCAGAGATCCAAAGACAGCAAACGATCTTAAGATGAAAGTTTGTATTGTGATCTCAAAGAGTTCAGGAAATATGCAGCTCCTTGTTAATACAGTTGCAGACACTAAGCTTAAAACTGTAGCTCTTAACATGGCAAAAAATATTCCGAATACAGCGACAGTCAATACAAAACTGTCCGACAAATATAACGACATTTCAATTTCAACTATTTCTGATTCTTCTGCAAATATTGGACTGGTAACAGGAATTGCAGAGTATTTTATCAGAAACAAATATCCTGTATACCTGGTTGAAGTTGGATAATAAATTTAAAATTATATAGACAAATGGCACAATGGATTCAAACTAATGAACCTTACATTAAAGTTCATGAGATTGTAAAGTCAGCTCCTCTAAACCCTACTGTAGGTGAGGACCTGATTATTGGTGTTGTTCTTATATCTGATGCGGGTCCAAGTGTTCCGACTCTCATTAACGGACAGAAAGAATTCCTTGCTACATATGCATCTGGTGATATTACTCAGGACTATCTTAAGTCCCTGCAGAAGTTGTATGAGGGTGCTGACAAAGAAATCCCTTCTACAATGTGGGCTAATGCTTATCGTTTGGCAGGTTCTAACACAATGTTGGTCTGTCGCGCATCTAAAGCTAACAACATCTATTTCTCGAAGCCTCTGGTAAAGAGTGACTTAAACGATTATATTCTTCGTGATGGTTTGCTCCTGAAGAAGATGCCGGGTTCTGAGAAAGTATTTAAGTTTGTTCTGGATATTGACGCAGATAATGCAGATCATGACCAGGACGGATGGGGTATTGCTATTAATGGTACTGGCGTTCTTGGAAATCGTACTACTGATGAAGGAGCACAGTATGACTATTATATTAACAATCTCCCTGATCTTGTAGACCAGCTGAATGAGACATCTAAGTTCTTCTCTCCTGCCTACAAGTATTATACTGATGTAAAGTGTGAAAATGAAATTCTGATTGACGCTGATTCTTCTCTGGAGGATCGTCAGAGAGTTATGGCAGTAATGTTTGACGAAGTTTATCTTGGTTCTTACATTATTGATACCACTGATCCTCGCTATCCTATCACAGGTTATCAGTACATTCTTCCTTGTCTGCCTGATTGGGAAACCACAGAGGATACACAGAAGATTATTGATCTGAACTCCACAGGTTGGTCTGGTTTTGATGAAGTTCCTTACTATGCTACAAATCAGTTCAATTCAGCTACAACTCTGAAGGTTCGTATTCGTCGTTTTAATCACGATGCAGTAATCAATAAGACTCTGTCAGATAACCAGAAGAATGAACTCACAGCAGCAGGTCAGTCTCCTTATACAGTTTTGACTAGTGTTCTTGATACTTATACTAAGAATGGTACTCAAGAGCCTTCAAAAGCAAACCTGGAACGTGACTTCTTCGAGATTGCTGTTTGGGATCCCTCTGTAAATAGTGAGGTTAGCTTCTTCAACGTTGGTAATATTCTGGGTCGTGGTGATATGGAGGTTTCTGAGATTAACTCACTGATTTCTATGATTCAGCTTGAGCTTCCCGACGACCTGCACGATCTTGGCCTGAACTATTATGGTTATGGTAATGACGACTATACTTGGAATGAGTATGAGTTGAGTGAGGGTGATCAAGTAACAGGATATGTTGCTAGTGTTGATGATCTCTGGAAAATCGACGGTATGGTAGACGGTGTTATCTATGGAATTGGTACTAGTGCTGAAGATGCTACTGCTTACTATAAGTGTTCAAAGAATGGTGAAGATCAGCTCTATGCAAACTTGACTATTGATCCTACTAAGTACAAGATCCTTAATGTTTCTGATACTGACCTGAAAAAAGCACTTGATCAGATTGCTATTGATGAGGTTTATATTACTGAGGGACTTTGCGACTTGGGTAATACTGAGCCTTCTTTCCAGAGTTATATGGCCAATTATGCTATTTCTGGCGGTGAGGGATATTTCTATAATGCCTCTACGGTCAATAGTACAAACTATATGACTATTGGTAATAGCGCTAGTCGTCTTTCACAGGACTCTTACAGAATTATGCTGTCAGCTCCGCATGATGTAGACACGGGTACTCTTGGATGGAAGTTCTATGCTAGCCCTGCAGTTGTATACTGGGAGACTGTAGCTAGAAACCGTAGGAATAATGAGGAATTTCGTGGAACCCTTGGCCAGGTTGGAGGTATTGCTCAATATCAGCGTCCAGTTACTGAGTTTAATAAGAAGACCCGCCAGCTCTTGCTTTCTAAGCGAGTTAATACTGTTAAGTGGAACATTCAAACTCAGGCTTGGAACTGGAACGAGAATGTAACAAAGACTTCTGAAGATAATATTATGAAGGAGGAATGTAATTCTCGTCTGGCACTTCGTATTGCAAAAGCTATGCCTCGTCTTCTCTGGCAGTATATTGGTCGTCAGATTAGCCAGGTTACTTGCGATGAAATGAAGAGTACTATTGACTACTTCTTCAAGACAGTTATTCTGCCTATGACCTATACAGTAAATGGATACCAAATCTTTTGTCCATACGACGTCCAACTCGCAAGACAGAATAAAGTTCATGTTGTAATTAATGTTAGATTCTTTAATTCATTAAAGTATATAGAAATTTACAACTGCTACTATGATTCATCTCAGGATATCGAAAATCCTGGCTATGACGCATGGGGTTCAGGTACTTATGCATAATATAATCCTTATATAAGATAATATTACGAAAGTAATTTGAGGAGAGTAACTAGCAAACGGGGTATTATTTGCTCTCTAAAGCTTAGTGCTCTCCTCATATTTTCAAATTATTTAGATAAAATATGAGTAAAAGTAGTATAAGTAAAGAAGAAGCTACTAAAAGAATTCTAAGTCATATTGAAGAAATTAATAAGCTTCCAAACAGAGATCTTGAATTCATTGGATTTAAGGATAATATGTGGGTTAATAAACATTCATATATTATAATTAAGTGTAAGATTCATAACACTATCACAGAAACAAAATACTCTGTATTTCAAAAAGGAAAATCTTGGGGTTGTCAAAAATGTCGTGAGGATAGTATTAAAAGATCTATAATGAAAATTACGTCAAAAGAAGAAGCGATCTCTGCTATAAAAAAGAAAATAGAAGAAGAGAGAAAGAAGGGATTTGACCTAGAATTCTTAGGTTTTGTGGATGAGTATAAAACAATCTCTTCTACAAAGGTAAAAATAAGATGCAAAATTCATAACCAAATTGGTACTCCTCCCGGGCACGTATTTCTTAAGAAAGGATTCATGTGTCATAAATGTATTGGGAAACACAATAAAGAAATCATTCAATTAAGTAATCTAGATATTTATAACAAACTTGTTAATAAATTTGGAGATACTAATTATGATTTTTCATCTATTCTATCTGAAGAAGAAAAGGGAGCCGGAGCCCGCGTTGGAAGATTTATAACTTTTTATTGTAAAATACACAATAAATATATAACAAGGGGATTAAGGAGTTTACTAGCTCAAAAAGGAAATATTCCCTGTCACGATTGTTATGTAGAGGACCTTCAAAACAGAAACAAACTAGATTATCTAAAACAAATTCAAGAGGGTATTCAATATAGAAAATCTTTAGGATATGATATCGAATTCTTGGGATTTGTTGGTGAATGGAAAGGATGTTATACAAAGCTTCGCTTAATGTGTAATATTCACGGTTGTGTCTGGGAAACAACCACTGCTAGAAATTTTATTAACGGGAATTCACTTAATGGATGCCCAGAATGCTGTAATTCACTCAACAAAAGTGAAACAGAATGCTACGAAATTATTAATAATCTAGGAATAATACCTGATCTAAAAAGACAGAAAACAATTTCGGTATTTGATGATCAGCTTGGAATAAATAGAAATCTGAGAATAGATTTCTTCTCTGTTAATTTGAACTTAGCTATAGAATTTGATGGAGAACCTCATTATCGATTTGTCAAACGATTTCATGAAAACAAAGATGGATATCTAGATCAGATTAGAAGAGATGAATTAAAGAATAAGTATTGTGAGGAGAATGGAATAAAACTTCTTAGAATAACTTACAAAGAAAGGAAAAAGAACATGGGAAATGTTGTTAAGGCTTTTGTTGAAACTGGAGAAGATATATCAATAAAATTAAGTCCTGAACCATTTCCTGAAGATATTTAAATCTTATCTAATATGGATAAAGTATTGTTAACAGACCTAAAGAAGAAGCTATTCATTCGCTCATCTCTCATTGCTCTGAACTCTCTTGATGAGCTTTTAGGGCTGAATGATTACTTATCTGCTGATGAGGTCTTACTTGAGATTATAAAAAAAGCATTAAGAGAGTTCGAGAATACATGTCCATTAATTCTGGAGATGAAAATGAATACAGAACAAATGGGGACTTGTTATGGAATGCCTGGATATGCTGAGATAAAATCTAATTTTACATTATACCTAGATTGTATTATTTCAGAAGATCAGATCGTATTAGTTCCAAATTCATTGCCAAAATGGAGACTAGCTAGTGGATGGACAGGTGTAAGCAGCTATCCAGTGGCAGGTGCATATGAGTGGTTCTCAGATTATAAACGACCCTATCTCTTCATAGCTGATATGCCTTCAATGTCACAATTCTATATGAAGGGTATTTGTTCTCGCCCTATCATTCCAGATTTTAAAAAGGACAAGACATTTAATACTAAAAGCCTCAAAAGTGCTATATACTGGCTTAATGTTGAGGAAGGTGCCAGAGGTAACTTCTTTGTTGATCTTTGTATGTGCCATCTTTTAGACTATATTAGACAGCAAAAGGCATCTGTAACACTTCCTTCAATGAGTGTAGATGTTTTAGCTAACGTTGACAGTGCATATGCAGAAGCAAGAGCACGTGCGGATAATTACATTCTCCAGTCTGGTTGGTACGGAGAGTTGTTATATTAATAATAATATTATGATTATACTTAGACAAAAAGAACATTCCTCTAAACTTATGAAGGTTGTCCGTACCATGAAACGAGCAGGTAATAATATTGTTACTGCTATAGATAATGCTGGTCTTAAGGCTGGAAATACGGCTAAAGAGATAGTAACTGGAAAACCAACTCCCGCCCACATGAAGGTTGGGTTTAGACCAAAAACAAACCAACAGATTAATAGGGAAACTGTTCAACAAGTTAGAGGAACACAAAAAGCAATTAAAGATACAGCAGAAGGAATTTATTATACTCCCGGTCAAATGATAGATAAGGGCATAAAATATTCTGCTGAAAATCCAATTGCTGCTACAGGAAACGCCGCTTCAGTTGTATTGCCCACTGTGAATCCTGTTTGGGCTGCTATTCCTGTTGGTGGTCCTTCAATTGGTGTGGAAGCTGCAGCAAAGAAGGTTGGTTTTTACAAGAAAGGTACACAACGACTAGGAGAAGCTTATAGTAAATCTGGAGTTAGCCGTGGATTAAGATCAATGGGAAGCTTACCAGAAACCGCTACTA